AGCAAACATAACTGCAACAGCTTCACCAGCCTTTTTAAACCTAGCCAGTTGGTTTTTAGCGGTTTTCATATTCTGGTCAGCTAATACAGCTACATATCCTTTTCCGTTATGCTGCTTATCCGAACGAGCAACTTGGTCGTTTAATTTACCTAACTGACCAGCACTTTCAGCAAGAATTAAGCCGGCTTGTTGCCCGGTTGTTCCAAACAAACTGTGAAAAAGATTAGTCTTTTCAGTTTTACTCATACCTTTTGTATGAGATTTTAACAATCCGAAAATATCAGTCATAGACTTCATTTTTCCTTTTTTGTCAATGAAATCTTGAGTTTTTAAGCCCATATCTTTTAAGGCGGCAGTGCCACCTTTAGTAGGGCTGATTAAACTATTAATTGCTTTTCGCAATCCGGTACCAGCCTTATCAGCTTCCAATCCATTATTGGATAAGATACCCATTGCACTAGCTGTTTCTGATAAGCTAAAACCAGCTTGATGAGCAGTAGAGCCAACATAACTCATGCCAACGCCTAAGTCGCTAAAGCCTGTTGATGTTAAATCGGCTGCATAGGCTAATTCGTTAGTGACTTTTTTAGTGTTTTGGATCATGCCAGCGGTGGACTTAGTCCGTAACCCAAAAGCTTCAAGGGTCTGTGATGATACTCCGACAACATCACTAAAGTCATCGCCAGACGCCACACTTGCTTGCAATTCAGAACGCATAGCTCCTAAAGCTTGCTTAGATGAGTATCCACGCTTTACTAAATCTTGATAACCGTCGGCAATACTTTTCTGTGACTTCCCATATTTAATAGAATCAGAAGTTGCATCACGCTGCATCTTGTTAACGCCACTGATAGCTTCCTTCTGTGTTTCACCACCGTTTTTAATCAGGTTAGTCGTTTGCTTAAATGAGTTCTGTAATTCGATTGCTTTTTTAGCACCAAAAACAAACCCGGCTCCTATTGCCATCGTCGCGGAAGATGCTGTTTTTCCAAGCGAAACCATTCGTCCACCAACAGTCTTAAAAGACTTGCTAACTTTTGCGCCCTTATCGGCAAGATTAGCCATTCTTCCTGATAATCCACCAACAGACTTATTCAAAGTCTTTACGTGGGCCTGTGTATCGGCCATAGCCTTACCAGTTTGATCTAATCGTGTTTTTTGCTTAAGATAAGCTTCACTGCTTTCACCGGTATCCTTGGCTACTTTTTGTAGCTCAATAGCTTGCTTTGCATAGATATCGCTTAGTTTACTGTATTTGGTGTGCAGACCAGTTAGCTGTGCTTGATTGGCCTTGTTTTCTTTGCCTTCAGCTCGTAGTCTTGCTACGTATGCATCAGATGCACTTGATGCCACCTTCATCGTTCGGTTCATTTCGGCCATGCCGGATTTGTAAAAATCTAAGCTAGACTTAGCCCGCTTTTGTTCGCCAGCTAAACTAGTAATAGAATTTTTTGCACTGGTAATTATTTTTTCTTGCTTGGAAAATTCTTTTCGGCCTTCTTCGGTTTGAAGATTAAGACCTTTTTGTGCTTTCTTAGCATCAGCAATAATATTGTTTTGTGCTTTAATTGCCCGTTCACTATCTTTTACCTTTCCAGCATAGGCATCTGTAATTTGTCCGCCAGATTTTAATTCAGCAAAGTTAGCACGCATTTCAGACTTAAGCATTGTGGCTGTTGATTTCAATTCCTGCATTGATCGTTTCATACCATGATCATCTAAAAATACATCAAAATTCAGTCCTGCTGTTTTACCCATATTGTTCATTTCCTTCCTTTATATAGATATAAAAAATAGCCCCCGGAAAACCAGGGACTAAAATAATGAAGCAATACCACCGCGTTCTTTAAGTTCTTCACCAGTTATGACTTCATCCTCTTTTTTACGGGTGGCATTTAAAATATCTTGTAAATCAAAATAGCTGGCATTCTCAACATCAGCGAGTGACCAGTGAAAATAAACGATTAGCTGTTGCTCAAAATCTAATAAGTCATCGTATTGCTGGTCGATCGTTATTTTTTTTCCGGCTCTTCTTGTGCCTCACCGCCGGACACTTGGCCTACCGTTTCCGCCAGTAAACTCATGGCTTCATTAAGGCTCAAATCTTCCAACTTTTCTAAATCTTTTTTGCTAAGTTTAATCACATCTTTGAAATAATTTTCGATATTATCCAAGACTTCTAGCGAAAAATCAAGTTCAGCATTGGGGTCATCCTTCTTTTCAACCTTTTCGTTTTCGTCTTCTAGATGTGTGGCCCACTTTGCGATTTGAATAGATTTTCTGACATTTTTAATGCTATCTTTTACTTCATACTTCTTATTAAAAACTTTGATTTTCATAATTAAAAACTCCTTTTTTTATTTGATATGTATGTGGGGAAATCCCCCACTATTAAAGTACTAGCCTGCTGGTGGAGCAGTTACTGTACCAACTGGAAACAAATCGGTTTCAAATGCATCTAGCTTGAATTTTTCGTCTGATGCATAACCCTCGTTGTAATATTGGCCATCTGACAAACGGCCTTGGCACTGCATAGTTACCGAATCGGTTGTTCGTTGCTCGGTATCCTGATTAGAGTTTAGAGTAGTATCACCAGGCACCAGAATGCCTTTATAGAAACCGTAGTAAATTCCAAATCCGTTTTTATCGTGAGTAACCAATTCAAGTGATACGTCTTTTGAACGTGTTGTTGAGCCTGCACGCCAAGCGCCAGTGGTTTCGTCTTGAACCATGCCAGTTAGATAATTAAGAATTTCAGGTGCAAAATCATTAACTGATAAAACAACTTGAAGTGATCCAACACCACGGCCAGAAGTACCAGTCCGTTGGTCACCACCATAATATGGTGCATACGTTGCTGCTTTACCAGTAATTGCTGCACTAATAACACCATCTGAATTAGTTGGTGTTAATGTATAGATTCCCTTTAAGGCGTTACCTGTTACGATTTTTTCGTTAGCATCTTGTTCTGCTAACTTTGCTAAAGCAAAACCAATTTTTGTAGCCATTTAAGCTACCTCCTTTATATGATTAAATTTATAAGTTATAACGATCGTTTGATTGTCTGGAGTATATACATGCCCTGATATATCAAATGGCCGGTATTCATTTTCCTGTAATAAACTTAGAAAGTTATCTTCTAAAGAATCTACGTCAATCGTCGTTTCTTTTGAATAGTAAATTTGCACTTGCAATTCTTCATTCATCGAATTAAAACGATCACCACCATAATTTGTAGGGTCCTTTAGAATTTCTGTAACTAAAAAAACAGGATCCGTTAATGTAACGTTTCCTGAATCAATTGCGTAAGGATAAACATTTTTGGTGTTTAATCCTTGCTTTATTAAATTTGTTAAAATACTGGCAGACATTAATTACCACCAGCCTTTTTATTAATAATTTTTTTAATTTCCTCTTTCATAACCGTATTCATAGGATCTTCAGCTTGTTTAGCCGCTTTCTCCCAAAAATGTAATCCCTGAACTTTGTGACCATTACGTTTATTTTTCCAGCTAGAATCCCAGCCATCATTTATAAAGCGTGTCACAGCAGCCTTTTTAGTTTTTTTGTCAAAGCCAACTCGTGCAGAATTATTTTTCTGTCGTTCAATGTGTAATGATTCTCGTAAATGATACTTTTCGTTGACGTTATCCCGTTCAGGTATCATTGGTTTTACAGTATCCACAAAGACCTGTGCCGTTTTCTTATTAACTTCAAACAGTTCATCGTAAGATAATCCTTCAGCTAGCTTATCTAGCGTGCTTGTAAAACCAACATCTAAAGTCTTACCACCATCACTCATGATCTAACACCCCTTTTTTAAGAGTGACCAAATCATAACTAACCGGATTGGTATCATCAATTGAGTTATTAGTAATTCTATAAATTGCATCACCAATTTTCACATTTGTGTCTTTTTCCACAGATGGATTATGGCGAATGCCAATCATACGATCATAGGTGACACCGTTTCCTTCAAGCATTAACTGTTGGCCAATGCTCTGACTGTAGCTGAATGCTCGTAACGTCTTATGAGTTTGAAAGCCTTGGATTGCTTGCCCGAA